TGTCTATCACCAGATGTTATTATATCGTCTAACTTTTTACTCATAACAACAGACAGAGTATCAGTTTTACCTTTGTATTTAGCCTGAGCTGCTCGATATTGCTCCTGACTCTTTAACAAAGCTAAAATATTCTTTTCCATCAACTCAACTTCTCTATCAATAGTCATTTGAGACTTAGTAACAGTTACACCTTTCTCTCTTAATATAGTAGCATCTTTTAAAGCGCCTACCATATCTTTATGAGAGACTCCAATATCACCAAATAGAGTCTCATATTCTTTAGGATTTTTTTCCACTCTTGAAGTTAAAGCATATAAATTTCTATATGCTTTCTCCATGTCAATCTTATTTCTTGCTATATTTCTAATGTAATCTTCATTTTGAAGCATAACATCTTTAGAAGAGAAAGGCTTACCTCCATCACCTGAACCGCCTACTCCACCAATACCTGAAAATAAAGAACGTCTAGCTGCGTTCTTTTGTGCTACTTCAGCTTTAATAGTCTGTTCAGCAGCTCTCAGTTGTTTTACAATATTACTATAACCTTCAGTTACAGCAATTATTCCTTGTTTAATATCACCAAATATTCTGTCTACTTCAGCCTTGCTTGCTTTTATACTCGTACCCTGTTTAACTCTTAGAATATCATGAGCAGAAGTATGTAACAATCTAGCTCTTTCTTCAATCTCAGCTAGTTGTGATTTTATAGCCTGATTAACCTTTTGTGCCTCAGGCATAGCATATGAACTTTGTTCAATTAACTTTCTATAGTTAAGACGAGTACGTTCAATTTCACTTATACTTTCCTGAAATTTCTCTTTTTGATACTCCCCAAAATTGGTTGTTGGTTTTATCTTATCTGTGTAAATATCAAGAAACTCGTCAATCTTCTTGGGTTTTCTTGATTTTGGTCTCAGTGCATAAGACGTACCCTCAAAATCAGCAAGAGCCTTTTCCAGTCTACCACTTTTATGAATATATGCTTCTATATCCAAATCAGATGTTAACCCATCAGCAAGAAGTTTATTTACTGCCTTAGCATCTTTTATTCTATTCTTGATATTTGACAACAACGACTTTAAATGTAGTATTTGAGCACGTACTGTTGCTGACTCCATAGTAAACTCACTGGATACAGAACCCAACTCACCAGTGCTTAGACCCTCTAATTGTGTCTGAGCCATTGGCAACGTTCTACTCAATAACCGTTTTGTTATCTCCTCCATATCACCTTTTATACCTTTTAGATATAAGGATTTAGTTAAGTTTTTGTACCCACTAGTTTTTAACAACTCCATAATAGAGTCATACCCAGCATTTAACTTGGTCATTTCTCCTAAGGAGTTAGCAGTATAAGTGATAATTCTATTTATATCAGGCTTACTACTTGCTTGTGCACCATACTTTAACTGAAGTTTCTCAAATAATCCAGATGGCTTTATATAAGCACCTAACTGATTTAATGCTTCTTCAACAGGCTTTAGAAGCTCCATTGAAGACGTCAATCCTGTTTTAGATATTGTCTTACCCTTCCATGAGGTAGGATATCTACTAACCATGTCTGATGTGTCTATATATAACTTATCAAATGATTTAAGAACAGTATCTATATCACCACCAGACTGTACTACAGCCTCAAAGGCTTTTATTTTTGTTAATAAGTCCTTGTAGTCACTTTTGGAAATATTAGGAACAGGTCTACCTGTATTCTTAGCTGACTGTAAATCGTCCCAAAAAGTGTTTAAACGTTCTCTTAAAACTCCAACAGTAGCAAGAATATTTGGCTTGTTAGACATCAGTGCTGCTGTATCAAATTCCTTAAACAACGCTTCTCTGTTCTTAATAAAAGACTGACCTAATTTGTTAACACTTTTTACTTGACTAATAAGATTAGACGTAGCCTTATCAATAGTATCTTTGTCAGCACCGCTAGTTTGAAGAGTTGTTATCTCATCAGCTGCTACACGCATTGTTAACATAGCATTATACAAGTCTCTAGCTTGTGCAGCAACTGTCTTGCTCAGTTCTTTAATCTTTGGAGACAGATAATCTTTATATTGTTTTTGATATGCCTCTAACTTTGCTGGATCAACTCCAGTTGGAGTATGTACTTCTTGAGGTACTAAGTGAAGAAACGGTCCTTGAGGGCCAAACAACCACTTATTTATATCATATTCACTACCTTTTAACGGTCCATACACGCCTTCATAGTAGTTTTCTCTCGTTTTAGAAATAGACTCAGGCAACCCATGGTGAACAGAACTTGGGAAAGACGTTATAGGAGTTCCACCTATGTTAACATAGCCATACATAGCCCGAATCATGTCTCTCATATCTGACCAATATTCACCTGAGATATAAGACCTGTGTTGTTCTTTCCCTCTACTTCCTCCACGTGCACGTATTAAATTCATCAGTTCATCAGGTGTCATCTTTCCAGATTGATGAACCAACTCAGTACTTTTGAATATACCATCAAGTGCTGAATCAACAAGATACTTTTCTAAAGAAGCATACGTCTTAGCCAGACCTGTGGCCATTTGCTTACTTGATTTACTAGTTACACCTCTAATTTGGTTTTTCAATGATGATGTGACTATATCAAAGACATTTCTAACAGATAAAGGCAACTCTGGAGGTACAGCCCGAGCATCTACAGAATTTAATAACAGATTAAGTTCTTTATAAAGAGCATTACGAACATCTATTATTTTTATCACATCAGTAGCTAAGGAACGAATGGCAGCTTGTATTTTATCAGCATTTTTACCAACATCCTTTTCACCAACACTAAGTTTAAGATTCTGTATAGCTGTTTTTATACTATTGCTAATAGTTTGAACAGATTTTAAGGTTTTCATCGTCTCAGTAGACGCTGTGCCTTTATCTTCTAATATCTTACTGTCCTTTTTAATTTCTCGGACAAAAGCATTATACTCTTTTCCAGCTCGTGTTAACTCTTTTATTAATTCTGGAATATTAGTAGAAATGGAAATGTCTTTGTCAGCCATTATTGTTTACCTCTTGACTTATGTAAATTGAGCACTTTAAATTCTTTTGAACAGGAGGCGCAGTCCAGGTTTTTCTTGGCAGCTTTGCAAGCAGTACAGAATGAATCTTCATTCAGTTCTCCTTCTTCGTTGCCAGAAGAGGTGAAGAAGTTAATAACTAGCTCCTTAAACAGCCAGTCTCTATACTTGTATCTAAGATAAGGTTTTACTTCATTTAGCGTGAACTTCCAAATAATCTCATCACGCTTCGTTATGTCTCCTCCGGTAAGATGTACTACGAGTCTGTCGACCCAGTGGACTGATTCATCTGGGTCTGGCTCGCTGTCTTTTCTTGAGTCTGGTCTACAAGATTTGGAACTCCTCCGCTGTACATCGTCAACACCGTAGACCTCAATAGGCTCAATACCAATGTTACCGGATTGCAGGACAAAAAATCAGTTACCACCTTAGCGATAACTACTGTGTTAGCAGCGTACTCGAAGTAACCTTCAAATTCCTTTAAATCTCGGTTCTTCAAATCCTCTGGTGTTTCTTTACCATTCTCCATAAGTATTATAGCTAAGGCCATAGACGCTTTATCCGCTATGGCCTCAACTATAGCAGCAATATCCAATCTTTCAGGCATCTTAACATTCTTTAACAAGTTGACCAACATCTTGGTCTGAGCAATAACTAATGCCTTCTGTACGAATACTCTATCTCCTATAGTGTATTCAAATCGCTCCTCTTTGAACTCATCTTCTGTTACTTTTTCGTTCTCACTCATCTTACTATCCTCGCTCATATTTAACTAAAATGATGCTGTTGCTGTTAATAACACAGCTCTGAACATGTTAGCATCAGAATCATTACCATAAAATGCTTCAAATGGCAATTCTACTAACAAGCCAGTTGGTCCACTTACAACAGGTGCCTGAGGTTTCAACAAACACTCATCCATATAGAACGTGAGTTTTTCATTTCCAGCACTTCCACCAGTACCATCACCAAGAGAAAACTCAATAGATATTCCTATTTCCTGATGGTTTATGGCATAGTTGTACAAGTCTATACTATCAAATAAAGCTTTAAATGTACCTGTGACTTTTGCTTCACCCTCTGGCAAAGCAACTCTCTCTCCAGAACTGCCAAACACGTACGAATTTCCATCAAGTCCATTTTCAAGAGTGAGGTCAATCTCAGTAATAACAGACTGAGAAACCCCGTTTACGTATAACTTGCCACTAAAGCCATCAAAAGGTGTGTATCCAGGGTCTGAGGCTACTCCAAATGCCGAGTTACTAACTGTCTCTTTTGCACCAATCAAAGATACGGAGCAGTCAATCATACCTTCTGTTTTAGCCGAAAGTTTGAAACTGTTAATCTTAAGTCCATTGTACTTGAAAAACTTTGGAGTTGTCAAATCGACAAACTGTTTCTCCATAACTAAGCCAACTGGCAAGGTGCCTACAGAGAAAGTGTGAGTATATGGGGCACTTGAATCTGGAGCAACATATCCACCAAAGATGTGTTTCATAAATTTGCCCATCTGTGGATTAAGCTCAAAATTTATATCACCAGTTATATCAACATTTCCACGTACTGGCATAAAAGCTTGTCTTGAGCCTCTAAGAGCCTTTGAAGAAATAAGATTTCTATTTAGTCTCACACTTTCTGTGGTGTAGTAAAACTTTGTAGCTGATGGAGAGCCGGGCGTACTCTTGTACGTAGTCTCTGTATCAAATATAATCGGAACATATGCGCCTCTTTGCTGACTCATATTTTATACCTCCTTTAAGTTGTTATAAACATATTACCTATTGTGTGACTATAGACTACTTCAAATGGTATGACCATAGCCTTTCGAGTTCCGTCAAGGTCGAAATACTTTTGGTCAGCACCAATTCTTCTTACTGAACGAGCGTATCCATCAAGCCAAAAGTTATTATTTATAGCTTTGTGTATTCTACCAAGCATGATTTCAATAGACTCACCACCGGTAGAAGTGTCTTTATACGCCCATAGTTCAATAAGTACATGCCATACCCATGTTTCCATCCCTTGCACCTGTTTGTCATCTCTTGCTCTGGTCTCAGGACCTGCATAGATGAAACAAGTAGCCATAGGTACAGAATCTATATCAATTAATGTGGTCTTATCTATTTCCACATTTTTAACCCCATCAACAGCAGACAAAATATTGAAAAATACAGTCAATATCTTTTGTCTATATGTTATTTCATCAGCCATGTCATTATCTCTTCATTCTCTTCATAAAAGCATCTTTTGCTACCTTAGCCATAACTCTTGGCATATCTTCTTTGAATTTATCAGCTAATTGATATATAGGTACTCTGTTTCTATGTATTGCTGCACTAGCTAATACAAAAGACATCACACCTGTATGTCTATTTACTAGATATGCTGAGCCTCCATGACTTACTACACCATAGTCTCCTTCTGAAGCCTTCATACCGTATAGTCCAGGTATAATAGGAATTGTGAGTTTATGTGTTCTGCCATAAATAGTTTTATCTGGACCTTCTTCCTTTGTCAACTGTGTTTGAGTTTCAATGTAATTAACTTCACCAGAAACTACCTCAACCCCAAACGATAATTCATTAACAGTCTGAGTAACAAATGGTCTGAAGGCCTTTTTTAATCTTCCAGTTCTAGTATGTAATTTCATGTCTAACATCAACTTTATGTTAGCATCCAACTTATTAGCTTCAATCTCAGCCTGAGCACGCATTGCAGGAGTCAGAGAATTTATAGCATCATTGAATCTCCTTTCAAGCTCATTGCCATTCCACTTGACTACAAAAGTTGGTACCCAATTCATTTAATACTCCATAGGAACACGCCTGAATTTGTTAAGCATCTCTTTAACATCAGGAAGTAAAGCCATTGCTGGCATTTTACCAATAGTAAAACCCCCAGCAATTGATATCGACATAAGACCCAAATCATTTCTCCTTTTATACATATATGAACACTGTAAGTAACACCCAAGTTTCATACTTGAAGGCACGTCAAGTGTCCCATCATCTATAGAAGAATCATTTATTTCTTCATACCCACCTGTCCACACAACCTTAATCTGTTTTGGCTTCGTCTTAGTAGTAGAATTGACAAACTCAATTAAACCTTGGTCTTCCCGAACATAATAATCTCTGTTAATGGTTAATACAACGTCAGAATCAGTAACTATAAAGTCCTTAGTCAAATCAATGGGGTAAGCAGGAAGCCAATACTTAGTTCTGCTTACCCCTGCTTCAAAGTATTCAGTGTACTGAGCTTTGGTAAGATAACGATTTAAGTATCTCTCTATTCTCTCACTCATAGCCTCAACAAGCATACCAATAAACACATCACTATGGCTATCTTTAATCTCAGCAAAAGACTTCAGACCTGCTACCGTTATCAAATTCACCTTTTGTTACCTCCAATTTACTTTGCACCTTTCTTTACATCTTTTTTAGCTTCTTTTTTCTTAGGTTTCTTAGCAGCCATTATTAACACCTCCTCTCTCCAAGATAAGGTCTAACTCCTTATATGTTATATATCTTATATTATCTATGTCAAGCCATTCTGGCACTTTCAAATTCTTATTATCATGTACTCTGTAAAACATAATATGACGATTAGCAATGAAGACTCGAGCAAGTTTTTCTATCCAATTTACTGGATAAGTTGGAGCTCTGTCAGGTGAGGCATAACAGGGAGTACCTTTGTAAATATTGTTTATTTTTCCTGTTGTACTGTAAATATCAAAGCCTATTAAAAACACTTTAGTCAAATCTGAGTAATATCTTGCACACATAAGAGATACAGCCGTTGCTCCAGAAGCATAACCCTTGTCCACATACACTTGATTGTTTCTTGTAGACTTTAAGTAAAGTAAACCTTCATTGTCTTTCTGTCTGTATATAAACTCCGTGTTAACATCTTTGTCAAGAATCTCATCAATCATTTTCTTATCTACAGCTATAAGCACATCTGGAATGAAGTCTCTATACAACGCATTACAACCGTATATAGGTCCATAACTCCTTAAACGTTCTAAGTTATAACCTGTTCTTGATTCACCATTACCTATGACAAATCCAATCATCACACACTCCTTTTCCACTTTCTACTTGCTTGATTATGTATAATAACTGGTTCATTGTTCTCACATATCATATCTACTGCATCGAATATCTTAACATAAGAGGCTGGTAAAGTGTACAATTTTAAATTATCTATCTTATTTATTGCACGACTAAGAGCCTTCTGGTCCCACAAATTTTCATCAGTTAGACACTCTACTACCCAATAAGCTATTACTTTTAGAGACTCAAACGTATAGTTGAAATAAACTGTACCAGATAACAACTCTTTAGGACGTGTTATTCTGTTTCTATAATGTACAGCAACATCATAGTCTGATAACTCATTAAATAAAGTAGGATAACGAAGTATTACAGCATCACAGTCTATCCACACTATTGGAGATTTGTGTTTGCTGAGCATACTTAAACAGAACTCAGCTTTATAAGCACAGTTCTTAACCCATGAGCCTTTATTAACAACCCTCACAATATCATACTTAATATCAAACTTTTGTAATGAGTTAATAAGAGTTTTAGCCTCCTGTTCATAAGGAGTATCCTTAGTATAATAAGAAATAACAGTAAAATTATTCATCTCTCAATTAACGTATCTATATTATACTTTCTATACCAGTAGAAATCGTTTTTATCTCCCGTAAAGTTGGTTATCTTGTCAATCATTGTACCATTAGTGAATCTATTGAAGTGAACATTTATACCACCACATATCTTGAACAAATCACATGAACAACATGGCTCATCTTTATTCTCTGTCTCATTGCTAAGTTCCTGTGCTTTTAACATAAATCTGTCCATTGTTCTTGGAGTAGTATAATAACACCATTCATAAGGGTCAAACAATACGTGAAGGTCATTACATATAGTTCTTCTATACTCTTCCGACATTCTACACATTGGATAGTATCTTACATTAACACCAATATTATGTGATTCTAACACTTCTATTGCTTCTATTAAGAAAGGCTCTACAAGTCTTAAATCAGCAATAATATTCATAGCCTCGTTCATGTGCTTTTTCCAAGCATGATGTGGGTTAAAGTTTATAAAATTGACTATTGATGGCTCCCATTTTAAAACAAGAGTTACTATATCAATAAGTTCCATATAGTTAAACTTGTTCATTACCACATTTATTCTTATACTACCACCTGTGTTCTTTATCATATCAACAGTTCGTAGTTGAATCTCTCTTGAGCCATATCTCCCAACCAACAGGTCATGAGTACGTTCTTTACCGTGAACAGATATCAACCACTCATCAACACCAGAGTCAATTAATCTTCTAAGACGTGTGGGATTAACTACTCCATTGGTAATAATACAACTCCTTATTCCTCTATTCAGTGCATATTCAATAACTCTGTCTAAATGTGGAACAGCAGTAGGTTCTCCCCCTGTATAATCACAGTAGTTATTCCCCCGTTCTACGGCTCTGTCAATTTCATGTTTCAACTGTTCTTCAGTCTTATACCCCTCAAAAGGGACAAATCTATGATAACAAAAAATACAGTTTGTCGTACACAATCTTCCGGTGTCAATAAAGCACCTCTTAGTAATCGTAGGTGTAATCATATTAAGCTCCAAATTTCATTACACAAGTACGTGGGTCAGTACAAGGATACTTTCCAAGATATTTGCCATTTCGTACATCATTAATTATCTGTTGTCTTTGTTCTCCATTCCAAACATCAATCAGTCTATCTTTAAGAATGTTACCAATAATAAAAGTATTTTGTTCATCATCATATGGGCAAAGACCAATATTTCCATTAGGATATATATAAATCTGATTCTTAAATGCTCCATCATTTTCTGGCAATTGAGGACACTGAGCCTGAAAATATGGTGGAATGTCCTCTCTTTCTCCCCACAACCCTATTTGACTGTTTCTCACTCTAAATAAATTCTTATTAGCTGATTCAACATTAAAATATCTCTGAAATTCCTGATATTCATCATACAACAATGATTCGTCTATGTTCTTCCAATATGTTGGCATATCTTTATTTATTCTGTTCTTACATGCCTGTCTATACAAATACAATGGAAAGTAGATAATCACAAACAAAATAAAGTTGTTATGTTTTCTAAAAAACTCTATGTTATCAAGAATTAGTTTCAGATAATCTCGTCCAGTAGATTGTGAATAGACAACTGGGTTAAGAGAGTCTAAACGTATTTGTATTTCATCAAGTAATCTTTCATTGATAATAGTCATTGATATGTCTGGTGAAAGACCTCTTCCATTTGTAAACAGTGTAATCTTACCAGTTGGAAACACTTTCTTAAATCTCTGTAATGAAGGGATAAATAATTTGCTAAGAAAACTGTCCCCATCTCCTCCAACTTGTAAACTTGTATAGTTTATATCATACAGATTATCTATTATAGCATCGACCACATCTTCTGTAATAAACGGTTGTGAATCTCCTCCATGAGATTTTGAACAGATAACACAGTTATTGCTACATAAGTTAGAAAAATGAAGTTCAATATATTTAATCACTCTATCCATTTTACTTCTCCTTTTTTAATACACAAGTAACACCACTCTCATCCACAAATCTTACTTTATAATCTCCAATCTTTCCAGTTAACAAATCATCTATAAACAAAGGTATATCTTTCCATATAGAACTGTAATCATGAAACAGAATATAACCACCAACTTTGACCTTACTGTACCAACTCTCAAAGTCTGTCTTTACTCCCCAATACCCGTGGTCTGCATCAATAAATAATGTATCTACTGAATTGTTTTCAAATAATCTGGCAGCATCATAGGTTACAGACTGTATAATCTCTATATTCTTGTACCAAGTATTCAAACTTTTTGCTACCTTGTCTCTTGTTATATCTTTTACAACCTGTAAATCAACATACTCACGCATAGTGTCAGTTAAACACTCGGTTTTTATCCACTCAAACATGTCAACAGTGTACACCTTCTTAGCTGTAAGAGATAAAATAACAGCACTTTTACCTAAGAACGTGCCTAAATCAACAGCTACATCAGCATTCTGAGAATATTTATTAAGCATTTTCATGTCCTCATCTAGAAGCATCCCCTCTGGCAGAAATATTGACATAATATATTCATTAACTCTAACTCCTTCAGGCAAATCTTGTGGCAGACAGGCCTTGATACTCTTCCAAGACGTTTCACAAGTTCTTGTAGTATGAAAATTAGTAGCAAAAGGTAATTTATTCCACTTGTTTTCAATCCAATCTTTCATATCTACACAATGCGTGCCAGGACCATCACCTATAAATGAGGTTGTTATCTTCTTCATAACAGCCTCTTCAGTTCGTCTTACATATGTAAAATGATGAGCAAACACATCATCAAAATGTATCTTAGGACCATTATTTATGCCTCTTGGACCTTTTATCTTAGACTCACTTGCTCTTACAAACACAGTAGGCTTACACCACTCTGGAGGATGAACCTTGTAAAAGACAGACTTTATATAAGTATGAAGTCTAATAGACACAGCATTATGTAAGTCATCATCGTAAATACGAAACAATACTTTTTGCAACTCATCATCGTCCCATATTTCATCGGTATCAATAAGAAGAATCCAATTACATGGATAATTTCTCTTTATGTAATCAAAACCGTAATCATACTGAGCATCTTGAGTGTTTAATGAGGTATATA